ATTAACTCACGCGCAGGCACGATCAGTAGAGGCGTTTATAGTCGGCTTAAAAGGGCGCTCTGGCACGTTTACGTTCGGCCACCCTTTGCATACAAGTACAGCTACAAGCACAACTTCAGGCGCTTCTGATGTCAGGGATGAAACTCTGACAACTACAGCAGGCGCGAGCGCAGTCACAGCGGGAACGTATTTTCAGTTGGGTGATTACCTTTACATGGTTACAGAAGATAAATCGTCTGGTGCAGGCACTTTAAAGTTTCAGCCCCCTTTGCGTGGTGACATAGCATCAGGCACAGCACTAGACTTCACATTACCTAAGAGCCTTTGGCGTATGGCATCAAATGATATTGGCTGGTCAACAGATGTGGCTTCTATCTATGGGTTTAGCTTTGCATTTGTCGAGGCGATTTAATGAGCAGAACATTATCAACAGCTATGCAGGCAGTCGCTACCGCTGAAGTAGTACGGCCAATTTATCTAGTAGATTTAGAGTTTGCATCTGGAAGCATTTATCTCTGGTCTGGATTAGGTGATCTTACTTTCAATTCAAATACATATCTTGGCGCTGGTGACTTGTTGGCTGTTGGCGCGGTTCAGGAAAGCACAGACCTTACTGCCGCTGGAGCGCAGATAACACTGGGCGGTATTAAGCAAAGTCTATTGTTATTGGCTAGAGACGAGCCATATCAAGGCAGGCCATTAACTATCCGGCTTGGCGCATTTGATGAAAATGGCGATCTTATATCTTCACCTGTGATTATGTTTAGCGGGTTTATGGATGTTATGACTATTGCTGATTCAGGCGATACATCTACAATCACTGTTACCGCAGAAAATAAGTTAATAGCCTTTCAAACAACATCAGTTAGAAGATACACCGCAGAAGATCAAAAAATAGAACATCCCGCAGATAAAGGCTTTGAGTTTGTAGCTAAGATTCAAGAAAAAGAAATAGTCTGGGGTAGGCCATCACCAACGTCAATGAGCCCACGAGTGAACACGATGGGCGTGACAAACAGATATTAGCCATGATCACAATACAAGATGAAAGCCTTATCAGCGTCAAGGACGATATGAAGCCGCTACTTGAAGAACATTGGCGGCTTGTTGCGTTAAATCAGGGTAAGATAAAATTAAACCCTAATTGGAAAGAATACGCCAAATTATATACGGCAGGAATATTAAAGATATTTACTGCGCGTGATGATGGTCGGCTAGTCGGTTATTTTGTTTTGATAATCAATAAAAGCATACACTATCAAGATCATTTTTTTGCCGTAAATGATGTTGTCTTTGTTCTACCTGATAGCAGGGCAGGTGCAACTGGTTATAAATTGATCAAGTATGCAGAAGATTATTGTCGAGAATCTGGCGTTTCTTTAATGATGGTGAATACGAAGGTGCATATTCCCTTTGATAAACTAATGGTAGGGATGGGCTTTGATTTAATAGAGCGCGTCTATTCTAAATTTTTAGGAAAGTAAAATGGCAGTAGCGGCAGTAGCAGGCATAGCATCAGCGGCGGCGGCGGCGGCGGCACAAATTGGCGCGGCGGGATTTTTTGCAACATTGTTTAGCACAGCAGGATTAACAGCGTTTGCAATCGGAGCGGGGTTATCTGTTGTATCTCGCGCCCTAATGTCAGCCCCTGATGTCGGTCAGCAGATGACCGGATTATCCACAACTGTCAGAGAACCTGCATCCAGTAGAAAGATAATATACGGCAGAGCGCGAGTCGGCGGGTCTATTGTATATATGGACAGCACTGGCAACGATAACAAATACTTCCACATGGTAATTGCTATTGCCGGACATGAAATAGATGCTTTTGAAGAGATTTATTTCAACGACACTAAGGTTTGGGATGGTGGTAGCTTTGTCGGCAGTTGGGGTACATACGTTTATTTTGGCTTGCATGATGGCTCACAAACAACAGCCGATGCAACTTTAGTTAGCCAGTCAACACAGTGGACTACAGCGCACAAATTACTTGATACGGCATACATATACGCAAAGCTAGAATATGATGCAGAACAATTTGCAAATGGACTGCCAAACATATCGGCAGTTATTCGTGGCAAAAAGGTCTACAACCCATCTACCAGTAGTACAGCATGGTCACAAAACCCAGCCTTAATTGTTCGTGATTATTTGCTGGATTCTAAATACGGTTTGGCAGAGTCGTCATCGAACATTAATTCTACTGCATTATCTGCGGCGCAAACTATTTGCGATCAAGATGTCAGCTTGGAAGCTGGCGGCACACAGAAACGATTTACTTGTGATGGCGTGTTAGATACCGCAAATTCACGACAAAATAATATTGAGTCATTACTTAGTAGCATGGTAGGCAAGCTAATACATTCGGGCGGCGAGTATTTTATAAGTGCTTCGGCCTATGTAACGCCGACAGTTACGATTGATGAGTCTTTGATGGTTGGCGCTATATCAGTCAAAACTAAGCAAAGCAGGCGCTCTATTTATAATGGCGTAAAAGGTGTCTTTAATAGTGAACAAGACAACTACATTACTTCTGACTACCCGCCAGTAATATCTAGCACTTATAGCGCGGCTGATGGAGATCCTATATATCTTGATATGCCTTTGCCTTTCACTACTAATCATGTGAGAGCGCAAAGAATAGCCAAGCGTATTTTATTGCAATCAAGACAACAGACACAGATCACTGTGCCTTGCAATCTGGCCGCTCTAAAATTTAAAGCTGGCGACACAATAATGATTACCAATGCAAAGATTGGTTGGTCTGCTAAGATATTCGAGGTCACTGGTTACAGCTTAGATTTTAGCGCATCAGGTGAAATCATTGTAAATGTTGACGCTTTAGAGACTGCTTCATCTATCTACGACTGGACTTCTTCAGAAGAAGAAGATTACCTGTCAGGGGGTGAGGTTGATTTATATGATGGCCGAACGGTTGCCGCGCCAACTCAATTTGCAGGTACAGCATCAACAGCAGTAAACCTAGATGGCACGGTTGTCCCGCAGATAGTTTCAACGTGGACAGCAAGCGTAGATGCCTTTGTTGTTAAATATGATTATCAATGGTCAACAGATAATAATAACTGGAACACAGTAGACGCTGAAGGAACGCAATTTACAATAAGCCCGACTATTGGCGGCGCTACTTACTATACAAGGGTAAGGGCTGTTAATGATATAGGTGTGCGCAGTGCGTTTGTAACCGCTAACGTTACAGCTATTGGTGACACTACCGCGCCTGCCGTAGTTGGTAGCCCGTCAGCTACCGCAGGGCAAGGTTCTATTACTTTGTCTTGGACTAATCCAGCAGATAAAGACTTTTCTAACGCTGAAATTTACAGGTCAACATCTTCTGGCGGCACATACTCGGTGGTCGGCAGTGTATCTGGCGGCTTTGGTTTACCAACATCGTTTGTTAACGGATCTTTAAGCAATTCCACTCAATACTTTTATAAAATTAAATCTGTAGATTACAGCGGTAATAAGTCAGATTTTTCTGCTATAGTTAACGCAACAACTAGCACCGCCGCCGCATCACCCAGAGCAGATAATGGGTACGTTTATTACGCCATATCAAGTTCTGGCTCACCTAGCACCCCAAGCGCGACTTCTTACAATTATAATACTGCTTCATTTGGCGGGCTTACAGGTAACTGGCAAAAAAACCCCCCTGTTATTAACGGGGCAGATGGTAAATTTTGGGCAAGTAGCTTTACGATTACAGAGGCCGCATTTGGCGGTTCACAGACAATCACGTTCTCTGCGCCTTTCGCCTCTACTCAGTTTGACGGCTTGGTAACATTTACAAATCTAAACTCTGAATTGGGAAATGCCTCTAGCACTGAAATCACTACTATCAATGGCGGCCTGCTAAAGACAGGTACTATTGATGTTGGTCAGGTGAATATCTCAGGGACTACACAGAGCAGTTTCAATATGCAATCAGCCGCTAGTGGTTCTCGAATGGTGCTAACCAATGACACTATTGAGATATATGACGGGTCAACTCTGAGAGTTAAGCTAGGGAATCTAGCGTAATGGCCTATGGCTTAGAGGTTTTTAATTCATCAGGAACTAAGATAGTTTCTTATACAGATAGACTGGTGCGATTTGTGTCTTTTGGCACTGTCACAGGAAACTCTAGCGGATATGTGAATGTAACTGTAACTGGTATGGCTAATAACGATACTTGGGGGGTTGCTCTTGGAGATCAACCGTTTCTTTTAAGTTTTAATGACCCAAGACCGCAAGTTTCATTTGTTAAGCAGACTAATAATTTACGAATAAATGTTCCTAATAATCTTGTTGTTAAATACTATGTTTTTCGGACTTAAATATGTCGTATGGATTAATAATATCTAACGCCGATGGCCGCGAGCAGGTCAATAGCACTGAGATTGCTCCGAACACATTTATTTCTAATGTGACAACATCATCATATAATTCGATGACATTTCCTGTTAGCAATACATCGTCAGGAGACTTAACTCTAGCTAGACCCGCTAACAGCCCAATAGGTACGTCTACGCCTATCGCTTTGGCAAGAACCAGCGTCAGCACTAACCCAACTCATTTTTGGGGGTCTAGTTCGAATGCTTCTTATTTCTATCAAAACACCGCTGGAATAGTGACAGCGTTATTAAAAACGCAATCAGGAAATATATCTGCTCCAGCCAGCGGCGAATACGGATTAGATGTTTACAGCACCAATGGCAGTACAATTTTATTTTCTGCGACTAGATCAACCAGTGTTAGAGTTTTGGCACAAGGTGTATTGTCAGCCAATTCAGAGATTGATTACACGCCACCATCTAGCCTGACTTTCACTAAAATATATGCAGTTGTTGATAGTTCTGTTATCTATGCTATCCCTTCTGGCGCGTTTTGGCCTGACTGGGCTTCGCTTATGTTTTATTCGTTTCATCATGGAGCGTCAACTCCGTTCATTAGAATGAGTAATCGAATACAGTCGGGCGGGCAATATGTTACGAATTACAGCGCACAGTTCCCCTACATGCTAGTTTACGATACAAATTAAAGAGGTTTACGATGTTTCAATATGCTTTAGTGGCAGATAATGGTGAAGTACAGCACGTTATGTCTATGGGCGCTGACGATGATTATGTGGACGGCCAGACATATAATGGGTTGACCGCAGTGCAGGTAGCTTATGATATTGACGCAGAAAATCTTATCGCAACTCAATACTATGTTGACGGCTCTTGGCTTACCCGCGAGCCGCGAGCAAATCAATGGCAAGAATGGGTTGATAACGAATGGGTGTTCAATGCCAAGATTTTCGCAGATACTCTTCGCTTCATGCGAAATAGTAAGCTGGCAGAAACCGATTGGACTCAGGTAGCCGACAACCAACTAACAAATGCGAAAAAAGCAGAGTGGGCGACATACAGGCAGGCGTTGCGTGATGTCCCTGCTAATAATTCGGATGTAACCGATCTCAGTGATATAATATGGCCGACTAAGCCGGAGTAAGAAAATGATCTATAAATTAGTAAAAGACGATACAGCCGTATCAATACAGGCAACGCTTACAAGGGATAATGACGGAAGCGCAATCAATTGCTCTGGTGGCACTGTCAGGCTAAAGGTTAGAGAAAAGGGTTCTACGACTACACTTTTTACTGTAACAGCAGGAAACTTAGGAACTAACCTTCAAAATGGAATTGCTGTTTTTCAGTTTGAAGCAGGACAGCTTGATCGCACCGAAGGATACTACGAAGGCGAAATAGAAATTACCTTTAGCGATTCCACTGTCGAGACTGTATTTGAAACCTTAGAGTTTTATATTCGCGCTGACTTTGCATGATTAATATATCGGCATTTTTAGACAGGGCTATCGCCGCTATTGCAGAAAGACGGGCAAAGGCTGAAG